AGCTTTAAATGTGCCGCATCTTCTCCCGGTTCTGCTTCCTTATACATGACATCCCGATAAAATACCGGCATCGCATGATTCTCACAGACCAGCTTCGGCTTTCCCCTCAGTTCTCCCTTTTCCCACAAACCAAGGCGTGTCTGATAGGAGGAAACTGCTCCAAGTGCATGTTGAATCGCTGCTCTTCTCAGATAAGATGGCATCTTAGGAAAATGACGGTCAAACGCAAACCTGGCATGATTCTTTTTTGTCTCATGCACCAGATGCTCCGCTTCATTAAAGCGTTTTTGTGGATTTCCGATTTCTGAAAGTTCTTTCCAAGTCTCTGCATACACCGGAATCAGATAGGAAACCGCTTTCCGAAAAATATCCAGTGTAGAGCGAAGCGGTATATTCTTTTTTTTAATTTCGACTCCATAGCTGGATACAATCTGCATAAAGTTTCCTACTTTCTTTTTTCCTTCTCTTTTTGTCCCTCAATGTATGCCACTACCTGATCCCTGCTTCGGTCACTTACGGTGACTGCACAATAGGATGGATTCCACAAATGTCCTCCCCATAGCTCCTGTTTTAATTCCGGATGTGAAAGAAACAACTGACGTGCCAGATTCCCCTTCATAATCTTTATCATGTCTGATATAAAAAATTGTGGTTTGCAATCCAGAAGTAAATGAATATGATCTGGCATAACCTCCATCGCTAGAATCTTAAATTTGTATTCCTCCGCAAGCCCATACAACATTTTTTTACATTCTGCATCTATCCCATTTTTCAGAACCTGTTTTCGATATTTCGTGCACCAGACAAGATGATATTGCAAAGAATACACATATCCTCTACCATATGAAAGTGTATTTCTCTTAATAGTAAATATATCTTTTTCCATGTTTATATTATACCATATGCCTCCGCATTTAGCAAACACTAGTTCTGTATCTTGATAAAAAATTTGGCACACCTAACTCATCACTACTACAATATACTTATGGGTAATCCCCTTACATCCAGTAAGGATTTATCCGTACTCGGTGCTGGTTTGAAAACCTCCGTAAAGAATGAATTTGACATTGTTTACGGAGGTTTTTGTTTTATCCCTTCGCTTTCACTTTATCAAACTCTGGGTTAAACGTATAGAAATTACGACTGCTCAGGTGATCCTGTACATTTCTTAAAGCTTCACCAAACCGCTGAAAATGTACAATCTCGCGCTCGCGCAGAAAACGGATCGGATCGCACACTTCCGGATCTTTGACCACGCGGAGAATATTGTCGTAAGTTGTGCGGGCTTTCTGCTCTGCTGCCATATCCTCATATAAATCCGTGATCGCATCGCCCTTCGACTGGAACTCGCACGCATTGAACGGGATTCCGCCTGCTGCCTGCGGCCAGATTGCCGTGGTGTGGTCGATATAGTATGGTCCGAACCCGGATGACTCGATCTGTGCCGGAGTAAGGTTGCGCGTGAGCTGCTGGACAATGGCGGCAATCATCTCCATATGGGCGAGTTCCTCGGTTCCGATGTCGGTCAGAAGTCCTTTCTGCATCTTATAAGGCATCGTATACCGCTGGGACAGGTAGCGCATAGAGGCTCCGATTTCGCCGTCAGGACCGCCATAGCGCGGTAACCTATGATATCATTTTTTCTTCGCGTTCTTTCTCCATCTGGCAAAATCTTCGCTTGAGAAAATTCTGCTCCCGCCTACCCTGAGACGTTCCAGCTCAATCTCGATCTTCGCCCGTTCATCCGCTCCGGCGGCGATGTACCGCTTTCTGTATTTGCTGCTGAACGAACTCTTTACTGAGGAAATCGCTTCCTTTTTCTTTTTCCCCTCTGCCATCTTTGATTCTACCACCTTATCAAGAATCTTGTTCGCCTTATCATATTCACCCGCGTTCAGGGCGTCATTTGCGTCTGATGCCTCATAAAGCGGCGTTTCTTTTTTCTCCTCCTTTTCTTCTGGCTCCGAGGCATCCTTTTCTGTACTCTCTTCCTCCTCTCCTGCATCTTTCTTTTTCTTATTAATGACCATATCAACCGCTTTTACAATCAGTTCCTTGTCGATTCCTCTGTCCGCTACTTCCTCGACCTTTTCTTCGTATGTTTCAAGATCCCAGTTCATCATCGCCTCGGCCGCTTCCTGAATTACTGGATCGTTTTTCAGCCCCCGTTTGACGCCAGAATTTACTGTCTTATCACTCTGTCCCGCTTCAATCAAATCAGACAGGATTCTGTCTCCCAGTTCTTTTTTACCTTCTCGATATGCTTTCAATGCCTTTTTAGTATACATTGTTACGTTGTCCGAACTGGACATATCATAGATTCTCTTAGTCTTCCAGTAATCTCCTGCATTTACACCCGTAATATCCAAGGCAGTATCAACTACGCTGCCCGCGTCTCGAAGAAGATTGGCGACCGGAATGCCCGTCATTCTTGCAAGCGGGCTAATCCATTTATACATGATTCCGGTTGTTGTGTATTTACTATCGCCTTCCACGAATTTTTTCATTTCATTGCAGGCGTAGACAAGGTACTGGAGTCCCTGCATATCCATACGCGCCGCGGAATTTCCACCAAACATCGATACGACATCTTTTGCTATCGGAATGAGATTCACGACGTTGAGGTTATCCGCGATATTGGCGCCAAGTGCTGACAGGTACTTTTCCTTGATCCCCTTATCATCGTCATCATCACGGACTGCATCCATGACCGACGCTGCTAACGCCGTGATCACTCCTGTAACCGCATATGATGCCGCGACTCTGGCAAACTTTGTTTTCTCTGCCTTTCCGGCTTTCCCATTAATTTCCTTTGAATCCGCAACGTCCATCGCCGCCCGGTAAAGCATGTTATAACTCTTGATAGGCTCTGACATGAATGCCGTATAGAATTTCGTCCACTGCTCACGCATCGCCCAGCTTCTATGAAACACACTGTCTACTACCTGGGTTTTGTCAATAATCTCCGAGAATCGCGCTCCACTCTTCTGCAGAAATTCTTCTGATCCGACTGTCAGTTCCGGATGCAGCGCCGCCGTCTCTGCTTTGGTTGCCATCCAGAGACGTTTCCACGCCAGTTCATCGCCCTTTCCTGCCAAATCCATTGATTTATTTATCATCTTTTCCCTGGTCGTGTCTGCACCGATGAGCATACTTTTCATGCTCCGGCCAGTGTTGATGTCGAAAAATCCTTGGTCTTTCCACCAGGCGATCGGAGAATATTTTTGCACCTGCGTCCATTCTTCCTTCGAAACCACCGGCTTCAATCCCTGCGCCAGGTATTTCGGATCAATCTCCGCAGCAGCTCTGAAATATGCCGTCGGCTGCTGAATCGCCGTTCTCAGGTTCCATCCGACTGCCGCCGACTTTGCATTTCTCAGTAAATTAGAGGTCAATTCCCGTTCGCCGCTGCCGACACCGTTCAGATCTTTCAAGAACGCATCTACCCAAGCGCCCATTTCCTTGCCGTAAACACGTTCCATCTGCTCCCGAAGATTTCCTTTTTCAACGTCATTGAAATTGTAATACTTTTGAAAATCTGACAGCGGCACCACGAAGGAATGATAGCTTCCCATCTGATCCGCCTGTCGGGTATATACATCAAAGATATCCTCGATAATCAAACCGTTCTTGGCGTGTTTGGTCGTATTCTTGGTAATTCCGAGATTCTTCAACGTCTGGATATCACGGCTGACGTCTGCATTCGTTTTTGCTATCTCGTTTTTATCGACCACGATCGGAAAATAATTCGGGGCATTAAACTTTTTATAGCCGTATAAGGTCATGCTGACCTCATTGCCCCAGGCTGCCGTCTGATCTGTGAAGAAACTTACCACCCCGTCCGCAAGCGACTTCTGTTTGGGTGTGAGAGTGTCTGTGATGGTTTTTACGTCGCTCGGAGTGACTGCTACCGGCACATTTGCCTCCACAACTTTAAAAAGTTTCTTACCTTTTACCGTGACCTCCCTCTCAATTCCCTGTGTGCGGATTCCCCGCAGCTGATTATACAGATGTTCCCTAGCTTGCGGACGTTTATTTAATTCATAAAGGCTCATGACCTGCGCCGGGGTCAGAGAGATTTCCCCGCCGGATACCTGGAAAGTCTGTCGCTTTGCTTTATTGCCGGTCCATTCCTGAATTTCTTTTTCACCGATTTCCAGCTTTCCTTTCAGTTCTTCCATATATTCCTGTGCCAGGCGTGTATCCCTCATTTTAGTATCAAAGCCATCGCGGAGCCCCTGATAAACAGTCGTGGCTGCTTTTCCAAGACGATCGAACGCCGTGAAACTGTCCAGCATATGCACCTGCAGGAATTTATCCGCCGCGCTCAACGCTTTAATGGTTTTTTTATTCTTCCGCCCCTGCCACTCTCTCAGTGTGCTTTCTGCTGCCTCGGACGCCTTTTCGTAACGTTTATTCGTATACATCTTATTGGCATCTTCAATACTGTGTTTCATTGCAGACACAGTCTCTCTCAATGTCCGAAGTTCTCTCGGCGTAAAG